TATTATCTAAAGTGTCAGGAATATCATTATCTAAAAGATATGAATCTAAATCACAACTTATTAATTGGGGTCTTGTAATAATATCAATAATTTCTTCTGTGTTCTTTTTATATCTATAGAATTTTAAGCATTCAAATATTTTTTCTCTTTTTGAATTTGGTATATCTTTTAAAATATCCCATTTTTTTAATTTACTAAAATCAATTTTTGAAATTTCATTAATAATATCAGCATCTAATATTCTATCTAAAATTTGTGGTTTCATCATATCTTGAATTGTTTCTTTAAGATTTCTATCTTTGTAATAATCAAAAATATCATAATTTGTTAAGTGGTGCCATCTTTGAAATCTCCACATAACTTCTGTAATATCAGGATGATTATGCATTAACATATTTGATTTTGGTAATGTTCCTTCTTCTGCGTAGAAAGCATCGGTATTTCCACCACCCATTGATTGTGTTTGCATTTTATCCGATAAAAAAGCATCAAACTGAATTGTACTATATCCTTCTTTTAATGCTCTTATACAAACATCAACATCTTCATTATATCTACCTGCCCATCTAACAGTTGTATCATTTCTAATAAGTAAACAAGAATAAATTTTTGTGTTTGCTACATAAGGTCTATCTTTTGCACCAGGAACTGCAAACATAAAATAATTTAAACCAGCAATACCAATATTTTCGTATCTGTCAACAAAATCTTCCGCTGTTGCAAATAATGTCCCATCAACTGCTTTTATTCTTTGATTATCATTGTAGTAATAGAATCCCATAATATTATCATCCATAATCCAATGCCATTTTGCGCCTGATTCTTTAGCATGATTCCAAACAAAGTTTCTTGAAGGACCCGAACCTTTTGATTTTGTTTCATCAAAATCTTCAATATATGTATCATATTCTTTTCTGAATTTTAAATCTAAATGTAATAATGTTACAAGTTCATTATCTCCATAAAATCTAGCATAATCTTCGTGCTCTTGTTCTTCAATAACAATGTGGAATGGTATTTCCATTTTTATAAGATGATCAGCCGTGATACAAGTTTCTGAACGGCCTTTAGAAATAATATAAATAGGATATTTTGGATTACCCCTTTCGCCTAGCCATCTCTTTTTATTTACTTCTAGAACTTCTGCCTTCGGATAACTTATTGATTTTGTTGCATTTGTTATCGATTGGTTAAAAAGTTCAGCTAAAATTGAATTTGTAAAACAGTCCGGGAAATACATTTCAATAGTTGCTAATGCTTTTGATGGAGTTATATAAAAAGGAGTTAAATCATTCCAATGATATTCCCATTCTTTTTTATCTTTTGGTTTTTGAAAAACAGGTTTTCTATATATTAACTTGTAATTAAGTTCATTTATAGATTTTTCTTCTGTTTTATATGTTATGTGTAGTTCTTTTACGTTTTTTGTTAGTTCTTGATTGGTAGTTATTAATTTTTTTGAGAATTCATTAATAGCTTCTTCAGTAAAGAATTTAACAGAAATTTTTCTAATTGCTTCTTTCATTTTTCTCCTTTAAATTATATAAGTATTTATAGATAGATTATAACAAAATTTCTATTAATTAGTTTGTTTTAATTCTTCAATCATTTTATATAATTCATTAATTTTTGAATTTTCTATTTCAGCTGATTTTATTTTAAATTCATTCATTTCTTTTTCTTGCAAATAATCAATATAATTATCTACAAGAATGAAAGATGCTACTAATAACCAAAATAAAATCCAAAAAGTGTTATCTTTCATAATTTCATCCTTTTTGGTTTTCTTTGAATTTTTGAAATACCCGGTTCTTTTAAATATGAAGAAGTTGTATTTTCGATTCTTTTATTTTTTCTTTTAGCAATTTCAGAACCTAAATCAGCTTGTGAAACTTTATCAGAGAATAATTTATGAAATTCTGCTTCAGGTAATTCTTCATTTAGCCAAATATTTAAAGCTTCAGAATTATTTAATTCTCTAAATTCAAGAATATCAAATAATCTACCTTTTCTAAGAATTGCTGCATCAACGTCATCAAAATGTTGATTTGTTGTTATAATAAACTTTGTTTTATTTTTTGAAACACCATCTGTAAATGATAACAATTGATTTAAAAATGCATTTTTCTTTGCATCTTCTGATGTTAGAACTTCTGAATCTCTCTTTGTAAGCATATAATCCAAATCATCTAGAACAACAAAATCAGGTAAATCTTTTTGTAAATTTCTCCAAAATTCATCCATAGTTAAAATATCATTACTTTTAACATAACAAATATTAAAGAATTGTTCTTCTAGTTCTGGAATAGCTTCTAATTTATCATAAGGAATCATTTCTGGATTAGACATTAAGTACTTAAATAAACAATTTGTTAATTTTGTTTTTCCTAATCCCGGTGCACCAAGAAGTACTAAAATATTTTCATTTCCCGTGCAAAATTGATCAAAAAGTGCTTTAGTGTCTAAAAATGGGTAATATAATTCTGAAATATCTTTTAAATCAGATGATTTTAGAATTTTTGTTGTTTTATCTAAACCATTTCCTTTTAAGAAAATACTTTCGAAAAATCCTTTAACTTCTGATTCACCTTCATCCTTTGAATGTTTTAAATAAATACTAAAAATTTCATTTAAATCATATTCCGATTTACAATATAAATTAAATGCTGAATCTCTAGAATTTCCTGCGGTTGTTATAATAACAGAATCTGAAAAGTATTTTTTCTCTGTGTTATAAGCACTTTTACTATAATCAAAAACATCTAGTTTATATTTAGTTAAAATTTCATCAATCATAAAATGAAAATTATTTGTTTTCATATAATTTTCTATTCTTATATAGTTAAACCCGTGTTCCTTATTATTTTGTAATTCAATTATTTCTTCTATAGAAAAATAATTCTCTAAAGCAAGCTGCCCATTAATATTCATTTTTATCCTTTATTTTAATTTTTTAATGATTCCAAGTTGGAACATTTCCATCACAACAATATTGTAAAAATAGACAACCGTCTACATCTATACCAAAACCAGCTAACCTACCACAACTACATCTAGAATTTGGTACTATTTGCTTTTTATTTTTATAGAATTTATTTTTTGCGATTGTCAAATTTACAATTTCTTCAGATAGTTTATTTTCATAATTATATCTTTGTTCCGTTGTTAGATTCATTGAATCCAACTGTTCATTTGTTAAATGGTGAAACATGTTACTATCTTTCTACAATTCTTCTTGAAACTACAATATCATTTTCTTTTTCTTCTACAATTATTTTATTTGAAATTGTAGTTAATGCTTCTGCAACAGAATATGAACCATCAGGATTTCTTTGCTGTGTAGTAACTTGAATAACAACATCATTACCACATTGCATTGCTTTAGTTGATTTCATCCAACCTTCTGAATCAGAAGATGCTTTTGATATGAGTTTAAAAGTATCTCCATCTCCCCAGAATACAATGTCTTTAACGTTTTTTGTTGCGCCATTTGCGCATGTATTTCCTAATGTTTTCATTTATACCCCTTAATTTGTTTTTTCTTTATCAGATACATCTGAATATGATTTATCTAAATCTAAATCCTCTTTGTATTCTGTATTTATAGTAAAATGTTTTGGCAAATCTTTAATATTTAGAACCGAAATATCAAAATCTCCAATGTCATATGATAATGTCGCGTGTGGTAAATATTCTTCAAAATCATAAGTTAAATCATATTTTTTCATTAACTCATTATGTCTATTTAAAAGATAATCTGATTTTAATAAGATAACCAAAGCCCTTTTTCCTTCTTGTGTTTCAAAAATGTGAAATTTTTCTGGTTCTGCATAACCTAAATCTTCTGTATCATTTATTGGTAAATCAGCATATTTTCTGCTATAAATAATTGTGCTATGAAAGTCATCTCTAGTTAATGTGCTTGGTATGTTATTATCTTTTATGAAGATAAATAAATCATCTTCATTACTTTGTGTAAATTTGGCAGCAAGATAAATTCCTTTGTCTTCTGTTTTTTCAGTAATTTGAAGTTTTCTTTTTACGAACTCTTTAAATTTTTCTTTTATTTCATTTTTATTCATTGTTCTCCTTTTGTTTTAATATCCATTCACAAGCTTTAAATATTGCTTCAGGTTCAGTCTCACCCATAAAAGAATCAATATTTAAAAATCCATCACGAGAGGATTGTATTTTAGCGGTAGGTGTAAATTCAAAATGACCCCACGAAGCATCACCTACTGAACTATGAATATAATATCCTTTATATTTTGCCCATTCTTTACATTTATGGGCTAATTCATAAATGTTAATTTCTTTAGATATCCATTCATTGTCACTTCTACAATAAGAATAACTTAAAAAATTATTTTTAAGATAATAATCATCTTGTTGAACATTTGTTCTTAGAACAGTATCTAACAATTCTTTTGAAATCATTGTCTTAACCCCACCAATTCTGTTAAACAGGCTGCCAGATTGAGGTTTCTATCTCTAACTGTACTAGACATATGTTGATATTTAGCAATAGTTACAATCACCTTTGGATATGCAGATTGTGAAAAATATTTAGACGCATTTTTATATAAAAAAGTATACATATTTTCTGGTGCATTTAGTTTATTAACTTCGGTAATCATATCAAGATATGTCGGAACAGTTACAAATTGCATAACTTTATCATAAATATTTGTATCATCTAAATCTGCAAGTTTAAATTCACCATTATGAGATAATTTTTGTAGCGCCCCAATCATATTTCTAATACTTGGATAATATGTATTGATTACAGGAACTAAATCTTTTGGTTCATATTTAATATTTTCATTTTCAAGAATGAATTTAAGTCTTTCAAAAATTGGTTTAATCATTTCTTCTTTACTGAAATTATTAAAATCAAAAATTTGTAATCTTGTTAATAAAGGTTCTATAATTTTTTCTTTGAAGTTACAAGTAAAAATAAATACGCAATTATCACCAAATTCGTCTAAGAACCCTCTGAAGGCTGCTAAGGCGTTCGCACTCATATGATCTGCTTCATCCATTACAACAATTTTAATATTATCATCGAACGAACTTGTGCTTACAAATTTTTGAATTTTTCCTCTTAATGTATCAATACCATTTTCTAAAGATGCATTTATCCAAAGTGCTTCTCCACCTATTTCTTTAAGTATTGCATTTGCGGTCACCGATTTTCCTGTGCCACCAACCGAAGACGCTAGTAACATGTGAGGGAATTTTTGAGTATTTACTGATGTTTGCAGTTTACTTTTTAATTCTGACGGCAATATTAAATCTTCAATGCATTGAGGTTTATATTTTTCGTAGAAAATACTGCTTTTGTTGTTTATTATTTTCATTATTATCCTTTTAATTTTGATATGATTATTATAATATAAGAGATGTTAATTTTTTGGGAGAATCTAGGTGAATTCCTAGATTTATTTGAGATTTAAGAGTTTTCTTTAATTATATTTTCAAGTTTTTGAATATATTCTTCATCTGAAATTGGTTCAGATTTTTCTTTATTATTTTTATTTAGTATACTTTTGACATTTTCTAAATGAATTTCAAAATCAGATTTAATCATTTCTGTTGTCCAACCCTCATGAAGTATTAAATCATAAATCAATTTAATAAACAATGAATATTTAACATGCATACAAGATTCATCATATTTTAACCATTGTGACTCTTGAAAATTATCTATTAATTCATCGATGGGCCCATGCAAAAATCTATCTACTTCTTCTGTTGATAATTTGTGTTCTTCTTCATTCCAATTCATATTTGTTCCTTTGTAGTTATTTCATAACCCAAGAAATTCTTTTATAAACTTCTTTTGCTACTTTTTCAAATTTATATTCTATTCTTTCATTTTGAATAATACCATTTTTAATACCATCAATTAAAATAATATTCTTAATTAATTTAATATGATATATTTCATCAAAGTAGTTAACAATTTCTGATACATTTTTCATATTTAATCCTTTTATTTTATAATTATAATTATAATTATATCAAAAATTGTTTTAAAGCTATATAAAAGTTATTTTAAAAAATCTTTTGGTTCTAATTTATTTAGCATATTTCTTTCAAAATATTGATTTCCTGGATTACCTTGTTTTTCATCACAAATCTTTTTATCTTCATCAGATAATTTTGCGTATCTATTAAATGATCCATTTACATTTAATCCTTTTCTTAATTCAATAACTTCAAATGCTTTTGCTAAACAATCCTCAGCGTTATAGCCTTTAGTTTTTGCAAGATTAATTAATGTTACTATTGTATCCCCAATAGCATCAATGAATTCTTCTTCATCATTTTCAACCATTGCTTTATGTATTTCGATTCCTTCCTGTAAGAACCTCTGATATTGAATATCAGCCGAAGCTCCATCAATCCCTCTAATAGCACCCCATTGTCTAACCGCTTCAAATTCTTTTATTTTGTTTTGCATTTTTATCCTTTATTTTTAAGTTTCTTTATTATATTCTAAAAGCTATTAATTTTGTATCTTGTAGCTTTTTACTTCATTATTTATTTCTGCACTTCTAACATCATAAATATATTTTTCATTATATGAACTTTTTCTGCAATAATCTTTAAATGTTTTTGCATTTGCAACATATTTCAAATAAATATCATTTGTTTGTTTGTTTAGATATATAAGAACTATATAATCTAAATTTTTAGCATTTTGAAAAAAGAATTGATATCCATCTGGATTAAAAACCCACCAATCAGATTCACTTATAGTGTGTTTTATTTCATATTTCTTTCCGTCTTTTTCTGCGTCATATTCAGAAATTTCAAATGGTATTTTTGTTAATCCAAATTTTTTACAAACAGCATCTTCAATTGCTTCACCATAAATTGTGTGTTCTAAAACATCTTTAAATGTTCTACCATTTAATTTATATTTTACTGCCAATTCTTTACAATAATTTATAAATTCTGTGTTTGTTATTTTATTTGTTAAATTGCCAATATGAATAAATTCCAAATTATTATTGTGTAAATCTATAGCTTTATTTTTGATTGATTCTATAATTTCTAATATTTTTCCAACAGCATTATTATCGGATTTTATTTTAATATACTGAATATTATTATAATCTAGAATTTTTAAAATTTTATTATCTATTTCAATTGCTTCTTCCAATGTTTGATTTCTACCAAATTGCTGGTACCCATTATCTAAATTTCTTTCTAAAAATATATTTAGATTATTCATATTATTATACATATTAACAACTAAAGGGCTAAAAAATTCTTCTTTAATTATTTCATCTTCCGTAAAATATGCTAAAGTCATTAGGGCAGGACTTTCATGTATTAAATAATCTATATTTGAATCTTTAGTTCTGAAAAATTTGTGATATTGATTTGCAAAAACCATTAATTGATCTTTAAGTTTTGTGTAGTCTTGTGAGTATGTTAAACCTTTTGCATATTCTGCAATAAACTCAACACTGTACCCCTGAATTTTCATATTGTAAAATAACCCAGATGATATTGTAGATTTGCCAGTACAAGGACCGGCAAAAAGTTGTATATTTAATATTTTTTGTGTTTGATTTGCTTGTTGCATTTTAACCTTTCATTGTATTTTTAAAATTATATACAACAAAAGATTAATTTCTTAAATTTAGATTATTCTAAATCAAATTGATAAATAAATTTATCAATTTCTTCTTGAATATCAACTAAGGCATCTCTAAGATTTGAAATATCTGTTTTATCAACTGAAATTTCATCAATTAAATTTGTAATAAATTGTCTATATTCATTTGTTTGATATGTTATTACGTCATCTGAATACATAACATCTAATGTCTTAGAACCTCTAGAAACAGGTGTAATACCTTGAGCGATTAAAGTTTCTGCAATACCATCTATAGATTCTCTTAATACTGCGTAAAAAGCTCCTAATGCGGTGTGTTTTTGCCCGCTTTTAGCTAACCAATGCCAAACGTGAATTTGATTTGCAAAATGTAACGTTTCTGTTAATAACATATTAATGTTACCGGTATCTGATCCAGTTGTGATTTTTTCGTTAATATTTTTAGCTGCTTCTTTTTCAGCCATCCAATCTTTGAATTTAATCATAATTTTTCTCCTAGTTAAATAGTTTTTTGATTTTATTTATTGGCAAATCACCAACAATTTTTGTAACAACATAATCTGAATCCCAATCATTTTTAATATAGTACTTATTGTGATCAAATTCTTTTTTATAATCATAGTATTTTGTAATTTCTGAATTTTGAATAATTTTCTCAAGTTCTTTAAATAAAGAATCTTTTGGTTTTAGTGTAACAAATTCACCATCCTTATCAAAAATATCAATTGTATCTTTTAGAACTTGATTAATTATATAATCTTCTTTGAATCCAAGAATTTTTGTAGGAATAGCTGTATTTTTAAATGCTTCGGATAATTCTTTATCTAAACCTAAATTGTTTAAATATTCTCTAAATTGACCCATATTTATTTCCTTTTTATATTATTTATATTTTTGTTAATATTTTAATTCTTAAATCTGTATTGGAATTATTTATTAATCTATGATAAGCTGATGAAGGTATTTTATAAATTTTATTCTTTAAAAGCAAAATTGGTACACAATTATCAAACTGCAAATACCAATTTTCCCCAGAGATAACTTTAATAAATCTATCACCTCGGTCTCTATGCCATTTAAGTTCATTTGAATTTAATTCTTTAGAAAATATTCTTAAATGTCCTTTATACGTATATGGATTTTCTTTATTTTTAGTAAGACAATATTTCATATTACCACCAGTAATTCCCGCCGCCTTCTAATCCTAATTGTTTTGCGTATCTAGGTACTCTACAAGCCCAATAGCCAGGTGTTGTTTTATCTGTTTTTAGTTCGCATTGGTGCCTAGCTGCAAAACTTTTAGCTGCTTCTTTATCATTTATTTTCACTTTTAGACCAGTAGTATCACCAAATTGAACTTTAACAATATTACCTTTATCATTTTTAACATAAACATAAAATTTCTTATCACCACCTCGTTTTGGTGAATTTAATTCAACATCTTCATATTTCTCATTTATATAAGGATAATCTAAAAGAACTTCTTCATTTTCATATATTGCTTTAAGACCAATATCTGTTTCCAAGATTTCTTTTTCGAACTCATTTAATTCTGATAAATATTTTTGTTTATTTTCCTTTAGACCCTCCCAGTATTTACACCAATATTCTGTCCCAACTCTAAATGTATTTTCTACTATTGAAGAGTTATTTTCTCTTTGAAATTTAATAATGTTTTCAATAATTATTTCGCTAAATTTTTTCATCTATTAATCCTATTTTAATTGCTTCTTCTGCAGACATATAACAATCTCTTTCACATTTTTTTCTAATATCTTCAACTGTACTTTTACTTTTTGTGAAGTTAGAAATATCAACCATCAAAGAATCATTTAAAAATTTAGATTCTTCAAAATCAACAGTCATATCATGGATTGTTCCTCTTGTACCACTAGATACTGAGTGAAGCATTATTCTACAATTTTTTGTTGCTTTTCTTTTACCTGTACCGGCCGATAATAGATAAGCACCCATACTTGCAACCAAACCAGTTCCAATTGTATTAACTTTTATGCCTTTTTTAGCAAGAATATCCATACAATCTTTTATGCTATAGCCAGCATATACAGAACCGCCTGGACTTTGGATATATAAATCAATATCATCTTCACTAACTGTTGCTAACCACATCATTTGTTGAATAATACTATTTGCAACATAATCATTTATTTCTGTTCCTAAGTAAATAATTCTTTGTGAAAGCATTTCTGTTGGAATATCAATTAATTTTGTTGATCTTCCTATTTGTTTTGTAATATATGGTGTGTGATACATTAATCTCCTTTTTGTTTTATTATATACTAAATAGTATTAATTATCTTTATTTGAATTATTTTTACTATCTGCATTTATTAAAATTAATCTTACTTTCATTTTAGAATAATCTTTTAAATCACCATTACTCCAAATTGCATTATCATGGGTTTTAGAAGTCATTTTTGAAATAATTTTATCTTCTTGCTCATCCCAAATATAAAGAACTATATTTGGAATTCTTATAAATGATTTCCAAAGTTTTACTGCTCCTTCATATTGAACACTGTCTGAAATAACAATATAATACTCAGAAAGTAGTAAATATAGTTTAGATGCTATATTTTGTCTTCTATTTGCTTCTCTAACATTTATAGTCTTTAAAATTACTGCTTCTTTATTGTTTATTAATTTATTTGTTGATTTTATTTTATCTATTTTAAAACTCATTTCTGCTATAATAGCATATCTAATCTCTTGTCGTAATTCTTCAAAAAATTCTCTAACAACAATTATTAATTCTAATTTCTTGTGCTTATAAACAACATCATATTCATTTAATTCCGCAATTTTAATATAGTCTTCTTCTAATGAGTTTTTACTTTTCGATAAATTTCCTAAACTTTCAAATGGTGCATTTCCCATCATTTTTACTGGTGACATTTCATTTAATTCCTTTTCTTTTAACCATTCTCTGAACTTTAGCATTATTTCCTTCTTTATTTAATTATATACTAAATAGTATTAAACCTAAATTAATTAGATTCATAATATTCTTTATAAGAATTTATAATTTTTCTTTGTTCTAAAATATATCTCTTTAATTCAAGGAGATTTTCAGACATTTTAATATAATCTTCATCTGTTAACCCAATTAGAACTTTATCTTTATTTGATGTTTCTAACTGTTTAAAAACTTCATTTGTGTTTTGTTGTGTTATTATTAAAAAATTAACATCTTTTAAATTTACTGCATTTGGTTCACTTAAATTTAATTTTGTTCTTTGCGATTCAGTTGTTTTAATATCTATTGTTTTTGTTGAACAACCTGTAATAAATAATAATGAACTTGCTAAAATAATATTTTTAATTATTTGCTTTATTTGCATTCTTGAACTCCTTGTAAATTATCAAAATTTTTAAATTCTGGATTTGTAATAGCTTCTAAGCATCTAAATTCTTTAATAGTTCCTTTATTGATGACTGTTTGAACCATTTTTGGTTTTACGACAGCCAATTTACCAATATCTCTTTGTTTTTTTATTTTTGTTTCTTTATTATCTATAATAACAGTCACTGTTTTTTCTTTGGTAAATTTTTGTTCTAATTCAAATTTCTCATTTTCTAAATTTTGTACAACAATTTTATGTTCATTTTGAATTCTTTCTTTATCAACCAAATCTTTTTCTTTTTGTTTAATTACTTTATCTTGTTCAGTAATACTAAATTCCAATTTTTGATTATTTAATGTTAGAATCTGATTTTCTTTGTATAAATCATAAACCCACCATATAGAGCTAATAATAGCAAGACCTATAATAATATAAAATGCACTTTTTATAGTACCCATAGTTACTCCTTTTAAAATTATTTATAAAGAATTAACTATATTGAACTAATGCATTAAAGAATTTTTTAGCGTTTATTTTTTCATCTAAAAGAACTAAATTATTATATAAATCATAGTCAGAATTTTTTAATTTTTTAATGAACATAATGCTTATTTCAAAATTTAAAGAATTTAAAAAAGAAATTAAACTTAAACTAATTATATTATAATTTTTTGATTCCAATTCAGTAGAAGCCAATATTAACAAATGATTTAATAATGCTTGTTTTCTTATTGTGTCTATGTTTTTCGTTTGTTCCTTTAATATATTAGATATTTCTGAAACATCCTTTTTAGAATTATCGAAAACTGTTTTTACTAAATCATCAATTTTAAATAAATCTTTAAACTTTTTATAATACACATAAAATTCAGTTCCTATATAACTTCCTAACTTACCCTTTATAATCCCTTCTAGTACTATCGGATTTTTTATAGTATTTTTTAAAAGTTCTGATAATTCTTCCCAAGACCTTGGAGAAGCACCTTTTAATGTTATATCTTCTGATATATAATGTAAGTTTTCTGGTTTTTCCGCAATATAGCTTAAAATACACTCATTTATTTGTGTAATAGCGCCATATTTTAACCAATCATTTACGTCTACTTCTAAATCAACAAGTAAAAATCTATCTAAAAGAGCCATATCCAATTCATCCGTTTGATATAAATCAGCGGGATTTATAGCTGCAACAATAAATGTTCTTTTACCTTTAATATATGGTAATTCATGGCATTGTAATTTTTTATCTAAAGTTAATTGTAATGCTGGTTGTCTAACATCGGAATTTGCTCTATTTAATTCATCTAAAAATAAAATTGAATTTATAGATTTTTTACAACTAACAAAATTTTGATTCTTCACTAATTCTAAATCTTTACTTAATATCTTATAATAAGAACAATATAATTTATTTAGTTCTTTTCTTTTAATTGTTTGTGAAACATCTAAATTTTCTATTATATATTTCTCAAAATCTTTATCGGTAAATTCTAAATCATCAAAATAAAAATTTATTGGCCAAGCTTTATCAATAATTTCTTGGAACCATTCGGGTTCCAACCAAATTGTTCTATTTAATTCTTTATCTGAATCAGGCATACCTAATAAATCTGCTGGTTCCATTAATGAAAGATTTAATACTTCAACATGTAGATTATTTTCATGACCAAATTGCTTAACTACTGAAGATTTACCAATACCGTGCTTACCATTTATTAGAACAGGTATTTCAGAAATATAACTGTATTTTAAAAGTTCTTTTAAATTTGTTATATTCATTATAATTTCTTAATTGATTCTAACATATCTTTATTACCAAATATCATTTGAAGAACTTCCATTTCAGTCATTTTATATTTTTTTGGTTTTTTTGGTTTTTCTATTTTTAATTCTACTATTTTTGCGGGATTGCTAATAATTTCTTGCATAATCTCATCTGCTACTTCTCTAGATAATTTTAAATCATCTAAATAATCTTCTTCTGTATAATTTTTTAAATTTCTTCTCATTTCTACAAAGGCATGCTCAGCAGAATTGAAATTAAATTGACCTTTATTTCTATTTCTATATTCTTTCATTTCATTTCTTATATATGATCTATATAATTTTAATTCTAGAATAGAATTTAAGTAATCAGAAATATATTCTTTTATTTGCTCTTCACATTTTTTATAATTTTCTGCTGAACTAATATATTCAAAAGATTCAACTAAGTATTTAAAAATTTTTTCTGATGTAAGTTTAATATTTTTTTCAGATATCTCATTTTTAAACATTGTTATATGTTTATCTACTTTTTGTACAGAAATATCTAAATCTTTTAACTTTAATTTATAACTTTTTATATTATTTTTTGTTGTGTTTTTTACTTCATCTAATTCATCTTCTAATTTATTTCTAAATAAGATATAATTTCTTATATTTTCTTTTCTTTTTGCTTTATTTTCTTTTGTTAATTTCATTTTATTCCTTTATTTTGAATTATTAGATTTTATAATAATTTTTGTTAATTTTCTTTTTAAGTTCAAAAAATTCTTTAAATTTGAAAAATTTGAATATATTAATTTTCTTTTTAAGTTCAAAAAATATTTTAAATTTCAAAAATTTGAATATATTAATTTTCTTTTTAAGTTCAAAAAATTCTTTAAATTTGAAAAATTCATTAAAATTATAAATAATTTAAAAAGGATTAAAAATGTATAAAATTGATATTAATAAGTTTAAACAGGCCTTCCCAGAATGTAAAAACCCTAATGAGTTATGTAATCTATTTGATAATATATTAAGTTCATCTGGTATTGATACTAAGGAAAGAGTAAATATGTTTTTAGCACAGTGCGGGCATGAAAGTGCGGGGTTTACGAGATTTAATGAAAATCTTAATTATAGTGCTAAAGCTTTAAGAGGAGTATTTGGAAGATATTTTTTAGATGATAAAATTGCATCAGAATATGAAAGAAAACCCGAAAAAATAGCAAATAGAGTTTATGCAAATCGAATGGGGAATGGTTCGGAAAATTCGGGTGACGGATGGAAATATCGAGGCCGTGGAATAATTATGACAACAGGTAAATCCAATTATAAAGAGTTTAGTGAATATTCAGGAATTGATGCTGTGAATAATCCGGATCTGTTATCGACAGATATATCAGTAGCTATACAATCAGCAGTGTGGTTTTGGAATAAGAATAATTTGAATAAATATTGTGATAAAAATGATTTTATAGGTTTAACAAAAAGAATCAATGGCGGATTAAATGGTTTAGCTGATAGAGAAGATAAGTTAAGAAAATTAATGTAATGGTGTTTATCCATTACATTTCTTCTTATGTTTAGATACATTACCAATATTCGAAGTATAATTATTACAAATATCGCATGTAATTTTAGTATTACCAAAATAATTTCCATTAGTTCTGCCTTTTCGCCACCCCTCGGGTATTTCTTCTGTAATTGATATTCTCATATCTTCATTACCATTGGTTATCCACATTTTATTTGAAATCGCTATACTTATATTATTTTTTCGCTCGGTAGTATACGGACCAACAGTTCTTCCTTTCAATGGCGATTCTTTGCCCTTTGTTATACTACCTAAAGTCCATCCTTCTGGTATCTCATCGTCTGTTTTTATATTCATATTTGTCACACCATTATTAATCAGCTTAAATGTTCCTTTTGTTGTTAAACCCAAATGAAATCCTTCTGGTTGTTCGCCTTCTTTAAAAAATTTATTTATTAATCCATTATTATAACATTTCTTACCTTTAACGGTTCCTTCTTTACCATACAATGGAGCATAAATACCAGAAACACTTTCTATATAACATTTTCGTATATACTCATAATCTCTAGATGAAAATTTTCTGTGCTGTAAGTTATTTACCATTTTAAACATTGTAACCGCCCTTAACATTTTTCTATGAGCGATGTCATTTTCACCAATGAACATTTTTGATAATAATTTGTGTAATATGAAATGTTCTCTAGCTGTACAATAAAGTAGATTATCTTTAGATTTTTCGTATGTTTTATCAATAGAACAAGGAACTATATGATGAGTTTCTATATACTCACCAGTTTGTTCTTTAGCATCTTTTTTATTAATATAATTTCTTAATAGTATATTCTCACATAAATCAATATAATATTGCGCATATTTAGACTTATTAGAAATTGAGTATATCATATTTGTAAAATATCTATATTTGTATATGATTTTCTTTGTTTCGTAATATTCTTCATCATAAAACATTAGTATCCTTTTTTAATTATTTATATTTCGAGTATCATACAATTAACTGGTAAATCCAACTATGAAGCTTTCAGTAAAGATACAGGAATTGATATTGTTTCAAACCCAGAATTAATAAGAAGTGATTTATCAATAGCAATTAAAACAGCGGTTTGGTTTTGGAATAAAAATAATCTGAATAAATTTGCGGATTCTAAAGATATTT